TAAGAAACCATCCGCAGATTCAGGTGCAGCTTCTTCCGTTAAGGCTAGACGTACAACACCTAAAACTGATGAGACATCTTCTTACTTTTCGGAATCAATGGTATCTAAAATGAGTATTAAAGAATATGAGAGTCGTAGCGAAGAAATACTGGATGCGCAACGCTCAGGAAAGTTTATTTACGACATGAGTAAAAGATAAGTTGACAATACTAAGTCCGTAAGTAAAACTAGGGTATACACGAGAAAACTTGTGTATGCTTTAACAGGCACAAAACTCCCACACAAAGAACTACCCTGATTTACAGGCCCAGCGCACAGAAGACGGCAGTTTTCCAATGCAATGCTGACTACCCTGTTATAGACGGCCTCTTTTCAGTGGACTTGACGTGTGTTTAAGATCAACGCCATTTCTTTGAAAGGAATTTAATCATGGCTATCGGAACCGCAGGCGGCGGGTTTGACGGGAACTTCTCCCCGATTATCTACTCCAAGCAGGCACAGATTGCACTTCGCAAAACTGCTGTCACAAACGCAATCACAAACAACTCTTACTTTGGTGAGATTGCTAACCAAGGCGACACTGTTCGCATTCAAAAAGAGCCAGACGTAACTGTCAACGCTCTGCAGCGTCACACAGCTATCACAGCTGAGAAGCTCGACGATTCTGACTTCTCTTTGACTATCGACAAAGCTAACTACTTCGCATTCAAAATGGATGACATTGAAGAGCAGTTTGCTAACATCGACCATGTCGCTTTGGCAGCTGATCGTGCAGCATACAAAATGGCCGACGCAATGGACACAGACGTAATGTCTTACTTGTCTGGTCATACAACTGCTGGTGAATTTATCACTGCTACTTCTGGTGATGCACAACACGCAACAGCAGGTAGTTTGACTGGTGAACTCTTCACAGCAAACCACTTGGACGCAACTGACTTCGGTAACTTGACCATTTCTGGTACAGCTACTGCAGGTGACTCCGTGCCACTGGCACCACGTCTTCCAGGCGCGACAGCATTGTCTGCTACAACTGTTTCCCCTTTGACTGTACTTGCTCGTATGGCTCGTAAGTTGGACACAGCAAATGTAGACGCACGTGGTCGTTGGGTTATTCTTGATCCAGTATTCGTAGAGATGCTGAAAGATGAAGACTCCCGTATGCTTAACGGCGACTTCGGCGGTGCTGGACTCCAGAACGGTCTCGTGTTGAACAACATTCACGGCTTCCGTGTATACGTGTCCAACAACCTTCCTGCTAAAGGTACTGGTGCTGGTACATCGGGTACAACTGCTCAGAATGCTAACTACGGTGTTATCGTAGCTGGTCAGGACGATGCTGTTGCTTCTGCTGAACAGATCAACAAAGTTGAGAACTACCGTGACCCAGATTCATTTGCAGATATCGTTCGCGGTATGCATTTGTATGGTCGCAAGATTCTTCGCCCAGAAGCTCTGTTGACTACACGTTACAACGCAGCTTAATTGCTAAGTTAATCGGAGGGACTGGTCTGAAAAGGCTGGTCCCTTTGTACTTATTTGAAAGGACATCTCAAGATGGCTATTACTACTGCAATGTGCAACAGCTTCAAACAAGAACTTCTTGGGGGTGTTCACGATCTCGACACAGATTCTCTTAAAGTTGCTCTAATCAAGGTCAGCCCTTCAGGAACTTACGGGGCTGCTACAACTAACTACAGCAACATTACAGGTGCTTCCGACGAGGCGACTGGAACAAACTATACTGCTGGTGGTCAAATTCTTGATTCGGCTACTATCACCCTTTCAGGGAATACCGTTTTTGTAGACTTTGCAGACGAAGTGTTCTCTAACCTTACAATTTCTGTAGATGGCGCTATTATCTACAATTCTTCTCAAGGTAATAAGGCTATAGCAACATTTGATTTTGGCGGAACGGTAACATCTACAAGTGGTGATTTCACTATTGTATTCCCGACTGCCGACTCTTCTAATGCTGTCATCCGTATTAGCTAACATACTACCAGAAGGGGTACTGCACAATGGCGTTTGTCATCAAGGATCGTGTCAAAGAAATCATAACTTCAGCAGGAACTGGGGCTGTTAGCCTTGGTACATCTTCTGCTACTTTTGACACTTTTCAATCCTGTATGACTAATGGTGATACAACTTACTACGCTATTGTACATACCGCCTCTGGTGTTGACGAGTGGGAAGTGGGTTTAGGTACATTTAACACAAATAATACTCTTAGTCGTACAACTGTACTGGCAGGATCTAGCGGCACTTCCACAGTGAATTTTTCAGCTGGTTCTAAAGATGTCTTTATGACGTACCCTGCGGCTCAAGCGGCCCTCAAGGGGTATGATGTAAACTTTGCTGACATTACTGTAACAGGAACGGTTGACGGTAGGGATGTTGCTGCAGATGGTACTAAAT